TGACTATGAAGGTGGATTGCTAGAAATAAAAGACGCAGAAATACCCAAATTAAAGCAAGGAACGCTCATAGTCTTTCCTTCTTTTATGAAACATAGGGTAACCAAGGTTACAAAAGGAAATCGTTTTACAGCCGTTGCATGGGCTGTAGGACCCTCATTTAGGTAGCTAAATATGCATAAACGAGTTAAAATATTGTATCTACTATTAAAGGATTATTATGTCAATAGATAAAGCCCTCTACGAAGCTCCTCAAGGTCTAGCAGGAATAGACCCACAACAACCAACCATGGAAATAGAAATTGTAAATCCAGAATCAGTTCATATTGGTTTGGATGGTTTAGAGATTGACTTGGAGCAAGACAAAGAAAAAGAAGACTTTGCAGATAACTTAGCCGAACACATGGACGAAGGCGCTTTGGCTGAGCTTGCTGGCGATCTTGTAGGTGATTTTGATTCCGATGTAGACTCTAGACGTGACTGGATTCAAACCTATGTAGATGGGTTAGATTTATTAGGCTTAAAAATTGACGAACGTGCTGAACCATGGGACGGTGCATGTGGAGTGTATCACCCAATCCTAGCAGAAGCAGTAACAAAGTTTCAATCAGAAACAATCATGGATACTTTCCCAGCATCTGGCCCAGTTAAAGGCGAGATCATTGGTAAAGAAACTCAAGACAAAAAAGATGCTATGGGTCGTGTTGTAACAGACATGAACTATGAACTTACGGACAACATGCCTGAGTACAGACCAGAACATGAAAGAATGTTATGGGGCGTAGCATTATCTGGTAACGGATTTAAAAAGGTTTATGTAGATGCATCATTAGACCGCCAAGTATCCATGTATGTACCAGCTGAAGATTTAGTGATGCCTTATGGCGCATCAAGTCTTGAAGCTTCTGAACGTGTAACACATGTAATGCGTAAAACAGAAAATGAATTAAGAAGATTACAAATTGCTGGCTTCTACCGTGATGTAGAAATTGGTGATCCACAATCATCATTAGACGAAGTAGAAAAAAAGATTGCAGAGAAGTTAGGTTTCCGTGCAACCACTGATGATAGATATAAAATTTTAGAAATGCATGTAGACTTGGACTTACCAGGTTTTGAACATACAGATGACAAAGGTAAACTTACTGGATTAGCATTACCTTATGTTGTTACTATTGAAAAGAATACAAGCACAATTTTAGCCATTAGACGTAACTGGGATCCAGAAGATGATACACATCAAAAACGTCAACACTTTGTACACTACACATACATACCAGGTTTTGGTATTTATGCGTTTGGCCTTATCCACTTGATAGGAGGTTTTGCTAAATCTGGAACATCCATACTTAGACAATTAGTAGACGCTGGATCACTGGCAAACCTACCTGGTGGATTTAAAACAAGAGGTCTTAGAGTTAAGGGAGATGACACTCCTATTGCTCCAGGCGAATTTAGAGATGTAGATGTACCATCTGGCACGATGAAAGACAATATCATGCCATTGCCATACAAAGAACCATCACAAACACTTATACAATTACTTAATCAGATCATTGATGAAGGTCGTAGATTTGCAGCTGCTGGTGATTTAAAAGTATCTGATATGTCAGCTAACAGCCCTGTAGGCACTACACTAGCTATTCTTGAAAGAACTCTTAAAGTGATGTCAGCTATTCAAGCTCGTATTCACTTTGCAATGAAGAAAGAGTTTAAGCTTCTTAAAGTTCTTATTGCTGAATACGCACCAGAAGATTACTCATACGAGCCATCCACTGGTAATAAAAAAGCTCGTAAGTCAGACTACTCAATGGTTAATATCATTCCAGTATCTGATCCTAACGCTGCTACTATGTCACAAAAGGTAGTTCAATACCAAGCTGTATTACAACTTTCACAAACGGCACCACAACTCTACAACTTACCTTTCTTACATCGTCAAATGTTAGATGCATTAGGTATTAAGAATGCAGAAAAATTAGTGGCTATTCCAGAAGATATGACACCACTAGATGCTGTATCTGAAAATGTAAATGCACTTAAAGGTAAGCCACTTAAAGCATTTAGTTATCAAGATCACAAAGCCCATATTCAAATTCATATGGCTGCAATCAACGATCCTAAGATTAAACAACTTATTGGTCAAAATCCACAAGCTCCAGTTATTATGGCTGCAATGCAAGCTCATATTACAGAACATGTAGGCCTTGAGTATAAACGTCAGCTAGAACAAATGGCTGGCATGTCTATACCTTCAAGTGAAGATGAAGAATTTAAGATGACGCCAGAAATGGAAATGCAAATTACTCAAATGGCTGTTCCATTCACTCAACAACTTCTCAATCAAAATCAAACTGAAGTTGCTGCTAAGAATGCACAGATGGCTCAAAACGATCCGATCATTCAAATGCAAATGCAAGAACTCAAACTTAAATCTCAAGAAATTGATATTAAGATGAAGAAAATGCAGATTGATGCTGCTACTAAAGCCGATCAACTTGAACTTGAGAAAGAACGTATTAACGCTCAAAAAGAGATTGCTGGTATGCAAGTAGGCGCTAAGATCCAATCTGAAAAAGCTCATATTGCTTCTAAAGAAAAATTAGAAGGCATGAAAATTGGTAATGATGTTGGTAAATCTAAAGATCAAATGAAGCAACAAGATCAACTTGAAAAACTTCGTTTAGGTATTGAGCTAAAAAAATACAATAATCAAATGTCTCAACAAGAAAAGAAATATTCACAAAAACCAAAACCTTCAAACAAGGAAGATAAATGAACGAATTAGATGCAGTCGTTAGAGAAATAAATGAAAGTGTAGCAAATCTACAAGAACATTTAGGTACTGGTGTAGCCAAAGACTACGCTGAATACCAAAATATGTGCGGAAAGATCTCAGGTCTTCTATCTGTGCAACGTTATATTAAAGACCTAAAACAACACATGGAGAACTCGGATGAGTGAAATACTAATCGGATCAAACCCCGATGATGTAAATGAAACAACAACACTTCCCCAAACGGAAGAAGAAAAAGCAAGACAGCTTCCAGAACCAAAAGGCTACCGCATATTATGTGCATTGCCAGAAGCTGAAGAAAAGTTTGACAGTGGTATTGTCAAATCTAGTGAAACAATGAGAAATGAAGAAGTATTATCTACAGTATTTTTCGTAGTTAAACTTGGTCCTGATTGTTACAAAGATGATAAACGTTTCCCTAATGGCCCTTGGTGCCAAGAAGGTGACTTTATCCTAGCTAGACCAAACTCTGGCACACGACTTAAGATTCATGGTCGTGAATTTAGAATAATCAATGATGATTCCGTAGAGGCTGTAGTTCAAGATCCTCGTGGCATCAGTAGAGTTTAAGGAGAAATATTATGGCAGAAGAATTCCAATTTCCTGATGAAATAGAGCAGGAAAAAAAGGTAGCTGAACCTGCAGATTCTGGCTTTGAAATTGAGGTGATTGATGATCGCCCAGAAGAAGATCAGAAAAATGCAACTCCTTTACCTAAAGAAATCGTAGAAGACATTGAAAATGACGACTTGGAAGAGTATTCCAAGGAAGCTAAACAACGTTTACTACAAATGAAGAAGCTTATTAATGATGAACGTAGAGAAAAAGAACAAGCTTTACGTGAACAACAAGAAGCTATTCGTGTAGCACAAACAATTATTGAAGAAAACAAGAAGCTAAAGGGTAGTTTAACCTCTGGCGAAAAGGTTTTAGTTGATAATGTTAAAGTTTCAGCTGCACGAGATCTTGAAATGGCTAAAAAAGCCTATAAAGATGCATATGATTCAGGTGATTCTGAATTATTGGTCAATGCTCAGGAGCAATTAACTGAAGCCAAGCTCAAAATGAACCAATTTGAGAATTATAAGTACCAATATGACGAAGAATCTTTCAAAAATCAAGAAAATGCTGTACAATCACAGTTACAACAGTCACAACCTGCTCGTTTGGATTCAAAAACCCAAGCATGGCTAGACAAAAATAGCTGGTATGGTACAGATGACGACATGAGTTTCCTTGCAATGGGTATTCATAGACGCTTAGAACGTGATGGCGTGCCAATTGGCTCCGATCACTACTGGCAATCTATAGATACCGAGATGCATAAACGATTTCCAGAGAAATTTGCTGGTGAATCCCCTTCTGAAACCAAAGATTCAGTAAGACAGAAATCCTCAACGGTCGTAGCGCCTGCTACTCGTTCTACATCCCCAAAAAAGATTAGATTGACGCAGACACAATTAGCTTTGGCTAAGAAATTTAAACTTTCTCCAGAGCAATATGCTATGGAATTAACTAAATTGGAGTCACAAAATGGCTGAAAATAGAATTCCCCGTGAAGTAGATAACCGTCAATTAGCAGAGCGTCCAAAAGCTTGGACTCCTCCTGAGTTATTACCAGAACCAGATAAACAGCCTGGTTTTGCTTATAGATGGATTAGAGTTTCAATGTTGAATGTAGCAGATCCCCGTAACTTATCCATGAGAATGCGTGAAGGCTGGGAACCTGTAACATTAACTGAGCAACCTAAATTTAAACTGTTAGCTGATCCAAATAGTCAATATAAAGACAATGTTGAGATCGGTGGGCTATTACTCTGTAAAGCGCCTGAAGAGTTTGTTAAGCAACGTATGGAATACGAAGCGAATATGACTCAATCTCAAGCCGATGCAGTAGATAATAGTTTTATGCGTCAAAACGATGCTCGTATGCCTCTTTTCTCTGAGAAGAAGTCTACAGTATCTTTTGGTAAAAAAGACTAACATTAACAATTAGGAGTAAAATATGGCTTATCCAACCGTTTCAGCACCATATGGTTTTAAGCCCGTAAATCTAATTGGTGGCCAAGTGTTTTCTGGATCTACTCGTAACTACACGATCCAAAATAACTACGGTACAGCAATTTCTTACGGTGATTTTGTAACACTCACTTCTGGTTTAGTTACTCGTGCTGCTGTAACATCAAGCACATCTGGTAAACAAACTATTGGTGTATTTTTGGGATGTTCTTACACAAACCCAACAACTAAACAAAAACTATTTAGAATCATCAAATGGTTCATATATTGTTAATCGTGATGTTAGGGAATTAAAGAGATTTAAAAATTTAAAAAAAATTATAAAAGTAG